AAAAAAACCAAACTCTAGGAGATCCCTAGAGCCTGGTGGAATTGAATTCAAAAATAATTCTAAAAATCTCATGCCGAAGGAACAGGCACTGCCTGCATTTGACCTATCCTAATACCCTTGCCATTGTCATCGTCATCATCGTCGTCTGACAAGGCACGTAAGAACAATTCAATAGACACTAGAAGTGTCATAGGATAAAAACACCATAGTATTGCTTTCCAGATGGGAAATGATTCTATAATAGTGAAATCATCCATAAATTCTTCCTTATTTTTGGTACGAGTTATTATTTAGAGATCAAAAAATTCCTGGAATAATTTGACCAGTAACGGCATAGGATCCAATTGCTGCCATGATTCCGATCATTGCCCAGCGTCCGTTTTGTAGTTCTGCGTTTTCGTTCATTGTAGTAAGTCTCCTGTAAAAGTTATTTGATAAAAGTGCGGGTATCATTTCCTCAGATGCCGAAGGCACCAAAGAAAAAGATACTACCAGTAGTAGTATAAGAAATCATAGCGGCGATGAAACCAAGCATAGCCCAACGACCATTCTGTTTTTCAGCACGCTCAGCGTGTGTTTCATAACCGTATCTTTCTGCGTCTGTTTTGGATACCCAAGGTTGAGTCTCCCTTGCAAACATATTTTGTTGTCCATACTCGTTTGTTGTCGTCGTCATGATTATGTTAAGTAACGTAACATAATTATATAGTAATTCTTAAATCTTGTCAAGAAAGTTTACAAAGCGGTTAACCGTACCACAGATTTAGTGGATGTGGTAACACTTCTGTATCATAGCAGTACCATTCATAATTTGTAGTATAAATTAAGACAATATTATTAGACATAAATAAGATGGAAGGATACTGTGTCATGATATGAAAAAGATTATTCCTTTTATTATGTTAGCTAGTCTTGGGGCATTAAGTACTCCAGCAAAAGCAGATCTGGTCCATCGTTTGACTACATCTACCCAACTGCAAGTTGATGGTGCAGCAACTCAAGCAACCAGAATTGGATCCACTTATAGTAGTAGTGGCAATAATATTACAGCATCTACCTTTGGTGGTTTGACTGCTGCATCAGGAGATAATGCTCTGACTGCACCTGCCACAATGACAGATGCTACGTATACGATCACCACAGCTGGATCGGCATATTCTTTTAGTGAGTCATTCACTATGGGAGATGCTGTAAATCCAATTGGATCAGGTGTTGACGTAGGTAGTGGTGTCGTCGCAGACATGCCTGCGTTCGGACAAGTTACCACTCAAAGTGGAGGCGTTGCTGGATCATTAGCTGGAACAATTACTTCTGCTGGTGTCATTGGGTTGACAGCTGGTGGAGCTGGTACTACAGCTACGGGACAATTCGTGTCAGAATTGACCGTGCGTTGAGAAACATAATTATTGATGGAGGATCCACGTGAGCATCCGTTTTGGAAAGACAATCACATATATTGTGACAAGTGCGGTGGCAGTCTTAAGTACTGCTGCCGATGTGTTGGCGGTCCCCGTGGTCCCAAATTTCCAGCAGGGCTCAATGACGAGCCACACAGAAACAAACTCCACAGTAACGGAGACAATTAACTCAATTGATTATAGAACAGGATGGGAATATTCAGTGACAGGTGTAGGGATCTCCAACAACGGAGAGGCATTAAATCCCAACGTAAATACATCAACAGTGACAGTAACTCCAAGTGCATCTTCAACAGCAACTGGGGGATCAGCAGTAACAGGAGCAGTAACAAGTTCTTACGACGCTTTGGACTTCAACAACCAAAGCAACTTCACGATATCAACTCCAGGTCAGGCGTTTCAATTTACGCAGAGTTACCAAGGACCAGGTATGACGAATCAAACTATCATTCAAAGAACTACAACAATCCAAAGCGTAACAGATACCACAAGTACGTTTACGCAGTAATTGCAACGGTTCTCGGTACTAATACTTTACTACCAATGAAAGCTTTTGCTGACGTTGGTGGTGTATCTGCTACTGCAAATCCAATCGCTAATAGTTCAGGCTCAGTGACCAACCAGGCAATTCAGGTGTTACAAGGTCCATACATTACTAACACTTATGGAGGAGGTGTGCAGTGTCAAGGTAGCACACTAAACTTCACTCCATATGTTCAGTTTGCTGATTCAAGAAAGGATCCTTGGGAAGATTTCTACATGGAACCACAGTATGATATGACTGATTATACTGGTAGAACTACAAAGCAAACCGTCACAGTTAAAAACTATCCTTGGGAAGACTGGTATGATAGTCGTACTAAGGATGATGGTAGTAGATGGTTTGAAGATGGAGAATCTATTGAGATTGAAATTGATGTAGATGGTCCTGATGGAAAACCAGACAATCCTGGTGATGTGGTCTGGCATAAACCTGTAAGGACAGACATGAGAGCAAACCAATCATTTAACGTTGGTTTATCTGCTACTCTATCAATCCCAATGAATAGAAAGTTAGTAAAGCAATGTCATGAAGCAGCGGCAGCACAGATTGCTAATCAACAACAATTGACTGCTAATAAGAGATTAGATTTTGAACTTGCAAGACTTAAAAATTGTGGTGAGTTATTAAAGGCTGGAATTATGTTCCACCCACGTAGTCCTTATTCATCAATATGTGCTGATGTAGTTGTAACAAATCCTGGTGGTACTATCAAACCACATACACATGATTTCCCTAAACCTACATTCAAAGACCCTTCACAATCTAACGACCCTTCAACTTCCGAGCAGCCTTAATACCTTCGTTCGCTTCCCTCTGCTTTATCTTTCTCTCGTTGAGAGATAGAGTGGGGGGTTTCTTTCCAAGTTTTTCTTTTACCTTTGCAATTGTCTTCTTGACAATAGGTTTAATTACTTTTAAAAGCAAGTCAGCAATTGGTTTTGCAAGTAATGCTGACGTAGTTGCAACAGCAGCAATGCCAGCAGTGGTTGTTACAACACCGACACTAGGAAGATACTCATCAATAAATGGAACGTCTTCCCATTCTGTAATACAAGTTAACTTATCTACACTTAACTTATAACCTTTAACCCTCTCCTTACCGCTCTGTGATAGGTCTCCAATGCGTCTTGCATTGGGTGGAGGACATTCTACTTCACTAGCAGTTTCTATCGGTGTTTTAGGAGGTTCTGGAGTCTCTGTTTTAATTTCTGGTTCTTCAGTTTCAGTATTAAGACCTTCTGCTTCTTCCTCTTCGGTCTTAATTGTCTGCCATGTCAACTCTCTATAGTCATATTCAGGTGGTTCATAGTAAGGCATACCTGAATCACACAGAACAACATTCTGTTTTGGATCATCGTTTACTAGATTCTTATTTCTAGATGGATCTCTTTTAGCATTCTCTTTGTGTACCTTGACACAACCAGGCATGTTAACAATTGGTGTGCCAGCTTCTACTGTTACTGGAACTTCTAATGGTATTGCTTGGGGTGGATCAGTAATCCAAGTACGTGTCTCTGGTATCTCACTATCTCTGATATTCTTAGTGTTTACATTAGCAATATTATTGCTTCGCACAAAAGCACTTTGGGTGTTTATTGTACCAACCATCCTTATCCCATTGGGGGATACAACAATACCATTTACATTTGATCCATGAACTTGATTGATTCTTGGATTCGTATTATTCACCTGAGGAATATCAAAGATAGGATCCATTATTTTTTAGGAATCTGCGTGCGATAATTTAATGGTGGACGATCAGCAGGTCCAGTAACACCACCAGTTTTAGGTGGGAATGAATCTTTAAGTTGTAAGTACAACTCTTCAGCAACTACCTGTCTAATCAATTCAATTCTTTCTGTTTCTCTCTTCTCAGGACCACCCTGTTGCTGGTCAATCACATGACCGCCACCAACAACCGCCCCCGTCCCCAGCACAGCAACTGCTGTGCCAGTAGAGGTAATCTTTTGTAAGTCCATTATAAAGGTGAGTTAGGAATGGGGAGCATAGAACCACCAACAGATCCTGCTGCGGATCCTACAGAACCTCCTGTTGCAGGAAGATCAGAAGCACCTTGTGGAAGTTCTGGTACAGCACCACCAAGACCACTAGGAATACCAATGCTTTCCATTGCTGCTTCAATAGCAGCTTCCTTTACTTCTTCAATAATTGTCTCACGATTTACGTAGACATAAGATCCTGCTGCGATAACAGCAGCAAGGGTTACTCCCGATGCAACACTAATTGCATTAGCAACGTCATTAAATTTAATTTTCATAATTATACCTTTGGTTGATTTTGTGTTGGAGCAATTACCATAGGTGCTTGCTCAATACGAATGGTTTGTGCTGGAGCAGTATTAGCAGCTTTTTCAATTAGTCTTTCCAAATCTGCTTTACTAACTTGTCCTGCACCATTCATTTTCATAGTACCATCGCCACTTTTTTTGGCTGTTTGAACCCCAAAAGTAGCTAAAACCCCCGTGAACACTGAGGCTATAAAAGTTGGATCAATTTTTTGTTGTGGTAGATTAGGAATCGTCACATAATTGAGAGTCAATATACCACCAGACCAAACTAAGATACCAAGTCTAACAAATGTAGACAAAATAGCAAGATGTTCATCAGCATCATCAGCCATCTTGTCTTTTAGTTTGCCAAATGGACCTTTCTTTTTAGGTTCGTCTTTTTTAATTTCTTCTTTTACTTCTTCAGGCATGATGTACTAGGTATGGCATACCTATTTATGCTACGATGATTTCACCATGCATATTATTGTGATTTCTACATTGGTAGAAGTATGTGCCAGAAGTATTAGGTGTCCAAGATACAGTACCATTATAAGAACCTTGTCCACTAGCAGAAGGAGTAGTTACTTGATTACCAGTACCAGTTCCTTGTACAGTCTTGATGTAGAATGGATGACTGGAGGATACATTAACAGCAAAATTAATTGTATCACCTACAACTAAATTAATAGTAGGTTGTTGATTGTTACTGTGTGATGCCTGACGATCTTGTCCAGTGAATGTATATTGTCCACCAGAATAACCAACAGTGTAGTTAAATGTCTTGCTGCTCAAATCCTGTGGTAATGCCCTATGGTATGAGTTTGTCCTAGGGAATAGTTGTACTTGTCCTCGTTCAATGACTTCTTTATTACGTCTCTTACCATGGAGACATTCTTTATACCATCCACCCATGTAACCTTGTATTGGTCTTGGAGGTGTAAGTCTGATCTCAGGACAATCGCCATCAAAAAAGAGACCACCATTGGCACCTTTGCATGTTGGATCAGAGAAATCACCTCCAGAAACATCAAAGGACATGTCACCTTCTTTTCCAAACTGCTGGATATAAGCATACATATCACTCTGAGTGAATCTTGTTTTACCAGTTGCTATACATGCAGCTACACCACACACTTGTGGCGATGCCATGCTAGTTCCATTGATGTTATCGTAATAATTTGTTCCACCATATTTGGTATCATATGTACCAGTATTGTTATAAGTAGAAACAATAGAGTAACCTGGTGCCCATACATCAATCGCAGGTCCAAAGTTTGAGAACGATGCTCTACGGAAATCATCATCATTATCAATGGCACCAACACAAATTGCATTCTTTGCGTTGCCAGGACTAGATCCTCTTTGATAATAAGAAATGCCATTGTATAATCCTTGGAATTTAATTGCATTGTTCCAATCAACATATGATGGATCAGTTGGATCTGGTTTTGGCATATAGAAATCATTATTACCAGCGGCAATGATGACCACAACTCCATCTTCAATAGCATCCTCAACATCTGCTGTGATAGCAGAGTAATTATAATTGAACATTCTCTTCCATTGAGAGATGCCAAAGTCATCTTCCAATCCTTGCATTGACCAACCACTAGGATTGGGATTATTAGAATCGTAAGTTGTTCCTCTGTATGTTACATATTCAATACTACTAATTCCAATACCATTATCAAATGTGCTAGTTAGATTAGTACTCCAACCATAACTATGGTTCGTAACCGTAGGATTCTTAAAACCAGTTTCTAAATTAATTGGTTTGTGTGCATGGAATGCTCTAAGGTAATCAAAAATTAATAGTGCTGGAACTGCACCAGAACCTAGAACTCTCAGACTATAAATGTTTGCTTCTGGAGCCCACCCATACCATTTACCAGCAACAGTGCCTGCTACGTGAGTACCATGATAATTTGTATTGTTTCCGTTAGAAATATACTGAGTGTATGGAGCACTAGGAATACTCTGACCATCATCATCTATACTACTAACATACTGGTTTAATTCACCATACCAGTCATACATCTGAAACCTGTCTCTGTTATCAGATATTGCTTTCCAGTCTTCCATATCAAATGATACTGGATCATCACAGATGACTACATCAACATGTCTACCATCACTAAAAATATCAACGTTATCAGTTACACTACCACTAGGCCACTGATATTTTCTTCGTTGACCATCGTTACCTGCTACATGTAACTTGCCCCAATCTCTATCAGTTGCTTGATAAGTACCAGACTTACGGAATTCTGTTCCATGTCCATGAGGTGCATAATTATACACACCAACATCAACTCCATATGGAGTTAGTTCAAGATGAGGGATATCATCTGGAGTTAATTCAACTGCAAGAACTCTACCATCTTTTCTTAATTGTTCTGCCTGTTCATCAGACATGTAGTAGTGTGTGTTCCTACTGATAGGACGTTTTGCAGATAGTTTAAAACCATCTGCTTCCATCTCAGTATAGAATTCTTCTAAATCTTCTCTACGTTTTAGCGTGACGATATAAACTTTATCTGCCATTATTAAACCTCTAGTTTAACAAACCATAGTGTTACTGTAACATCTTGAGTATTACCAGATTTATTAACTACTTTTACGTATGCATCAGTGGTTGGTGTTGGTAAATCATTATACCCCAAAGTACCAGGAGTAATTCTTTGCTTAGATCCATCACTAGTAATAACTTCTGCGATAACACCTGATCCTGGTAGTGGATCTGTGTTCTCACTTCTATTTGCATCATTAGTTCTACTAGTAGGGTCAGTATATAAAGTTACCCAAGCAGCAACAGATGTTTGGATTGCATGTAAAGCATATGTTTTAGCTGCTGTAATATCAAGGTCTGCTACCCCTCCATTTGCTAATTGATTTGCTGTTGCTCCTGCTGTTGTTCTAGCTTCAAGTCCACTAGAACTACTG